CTATACCTTATTTCCAAGTTCATCTATTGATGTTTTTATATCTACCATATCTAATTGGCTTAATATACTGTTCTTTGGCTGCCCAAGCTCTACTTTTGAATTTACACAAGTTAAAATGTCCTTCTTTATTTTAAGCACTGGTACTTTAACATCTATGTTAAAATCCTTATGCCTAACAATAACAAAATCTCCAACATTAACTGTTTGGAGATGTTTATAGTTTTCATATTCTTTTGTTTTACTAAGTTCAATAAAATCTATATCAATGCTTACTTTACTTAAGCCTATTACATTTGCTGACTCTGTAGCTAATGCTCTTAAAGTGACCTCATCTTCTGCTTCTTTAAATTCTACCTTTTTTATAATAGGAAATGGTGGATAACTTTCACTATTCCAATTAGGCACACTTATATACTTTTCAGTAAGCTTAACCCCATTTTTTCCTACTGGATATAATTTTGTTACAACACTTGTAGTATCTGAATTGAATTTTAAGCCTGATATGTTTTTACCTTGTGCAATTAAAACTCCAGCATCTTTCCCTATACTATTCAAGATTTTAATATCAAAATTATCTCTCTTTAACTCGCCTATTCCCCAAATATTTATTATTGAAAATATAGCTTCAACAGGATTTTTTTCTATTATACTAATTGAATTCGCAGTTATAATATCACTGTCTACTGTGTATATTACTATTAAATCTCCTACTAAAGATTTTTGCAGTGCTGTTTTCACACTGCAGTTTTCAGCCTTCATATCCTCAATAAAATAATAAGCTAAATCATAAAATATATGCTTAGCCCACACCTTGATAATATTTTTACCATCACTGTTTTTCTCTACTTTATATATTCTGAAAAGCTGATTATCTGCTTTTATAATATTCCATTCTTCTAAATGCTTTGCTTTTTTAGAATTAGCTGAGTATTCTAATTCTAAAGAATAATCACCATTTAATTCTTCTGTAATGTAGCAGCTTATAAGTTCACTTAAGACTCCAAGACCATTATTATCAAAGTTTCCTTTAGTAGTTTTCTTATCATAAATACATATCATTATAACCACCGCCAGTTTGGTAACAACTCAATCTTAGTAACATTTCCACTCCACTCTATAATATTTTCACCTAACTTCAATCTTAAAAATTCCCCTGACATTTTGCCATTTAAATTATTTCCGTTATCATCATAGCAGTCCTGTATCACTGAATTTAATATTGCTTTTTCTGTTATGCCTTTAAGGCTTACTTCTTGATCATTTACTTTTAAAACTATATCTCCAGATCCATAAATAGTTATTATTGGTTCGCTTTCAATAGTGCCTACACTACTTAATTTAGTTCCTGTTTGAATAATATTTACCATAGTATTCTCAACTACATACTTAAATGGCCTACAATTAAATACTATAGGAAACTCACTAAAATACTTGCAAGTCTGTTTAAAATCAATAGAATTTACCACTTGAGCAATATATTTTCTATCATCTTGAAAACTAAATATCAAATCACTTTGTCCTGTTTCAAAAAGCCATGCTTTTATATCATCGATCTTATTTGCAAGGTTTTGATCATCCTTTACTGAACATTCCACACTTAAAGTTATATCCTCATAAGTTTTCTCATCAAATATTAAATTAGAATCTCTTCCCGGAATATTTATTGTATTTATTCTACGTTTGGGAGATGGAATGCTTGGTCTTTTAGATATTAGAATTCCAAAATCATCATAGCTGTTTTTACTACCAAAATTAAAACTAAGCATCCTAAACTCCTCCTTTTCCCATAGATATTTTTTGTCTATAAAATTCTAATTCATAAGCTAACTGCTCTATATCTTTTTCTGTATTATTAATAAAGTTTTCTATATGAAGTGTAAGTCCATTACTACTGTTTGTTCTTCCATTTTGATTGGATTGATTATTCATTGGAGTTGTTATAGTTGCTAATTTAGTATTTACACTCATATCTAAAGATAATCCTTTTATAGCTTCTGAAACAACATTCTTACTTTTATTTATTCCTTCTGCAAGCCCTGACATGAAATCAGGCATCCAGCTTTCATAATCAGTAAGCGGCCCTTCATCTGGAACTGAAAAGTGAAGATAACTTCTTATTTTAGCTGCAAGCCCACTTACTGCATCTTCAACTTTGCCCATTGCAGATTTAATTCCCCTTACAATACCATCAACAAAGTCTGCTCCATAATTCCAAGCCTTGCTTGGTAAACTTGCTAAAAAAGATAATGCACTATTTATACCACTTTCTATAGAAGTTTTTACATTTCCTATGGTACTGCTTATTCCTTCTTTCATACTTGTAAACATAGATGATCCATAGTTATAAAGCTTGCCTGGCAATTCAGAAAACCAAGTTAAAATTCCATTCCATATATTAAGTACTGTTTCTTTAATGTTGGTACAAAGATTTACTACACTTTCCTTTAACTTAGTCCAAGCACTTATAGCCACTTCTTTAATTGCATTCCATATGTTTGTGAGTGCTGTTTTAATATTATTCCATATATTTTCTATGTCTGATTTTAACTTTGTAAAATTCCCTGTAACTATATCAAGAACTATAAGTACAGCACCTAGAACGATATTCTTTATAATATCCCAGGTATTTTGAAATATTGTTTTATAGAAGTTTAAAGCTGGCTCTAGAAAGTTCTTTATATTATCTAGTCCACTACTTATGGTGCTTTTTAAATTTTCCCAAGCAGTCAATGTTGCATTTTTTACACTTTCCCATGCGCTTGAAATTGATATTTTTATATTTTCGAAGGTCAAAACTATGCTGCTCCAAAGCTCTGATGCTTTAGCCTTTATTGTGTCCCAATTATTATATAAAAGAACTCCTACAGCAATTATTGCAGTAATTGCAGCTATAGCTATCCCTACTGGTCCAGTTAATAGTGCCATTGCACCTCCTGCTCCTGCAACTGCTGTACTTATGCTTCCAAACAAAGTTACTAGACCGCTACCTACCGTAATAACGCTACCTATTACAGAAAGTACTGGTCCTAAAGCTGCAAGTAATGCCGCTATTACAATAATAATTTTCTGTATGCCTGGATCTAGCTTTCCAAAAGCCTGCACCCATTCATTTAATTTAGTGATTATAGGTGTTATTACTGGCAATATATTTTGTCCCATTGTAGCACCAAGTTCTTTTAAACTCTCTTGAAATACTCTCATCTGATTAGCAGTTCCAGCACCTGTACGTTCAAAATCTCCCTGTGCATTTTTTGTTTTTTCTAAAACAAAGTTATATCTTAGTTGAACTTTTTCAGCTTCAGTCATATCTTGAGTTTTCTTTTGTATCCCCTTTGAATAAGCATATTGTTGAAGGTTGGTATCGGTCATAACTACACCTAGCATTTTTAGACTTTCAGTTTCTCCAGTAAATATTCCATTTAAAGCATCTTCTGCTTGTTTTATATCAATATTTTTAAATGAACTTAAGTCCCCTGCGAGTCCTACTAAAGACATGGACATCTTTGCAGCTTCTTCTTGATTTAATCCCATACTTGTTGCCATATCACCATAAAGGGCAGACATGTCTAAAGCCGTTCCTTTTGCAATTCCATAACTTTTAATAGTAGTATCTGACCAATCCTTTACCTTTTGATTAACACCTCCAAAGGCAACCTCAACTTTGTTCATACTTTCATTCATATCAGATGCTAACTTTACACTTGCAACTCCCAGTGTTGCTATTGGAGCTGTTAAACCTACCGAAAGCTTAGATCCAGCATTACTAAATCCTTCACCAACGCTTTTCATTTTACTTCCTATGCCATCAAGACTTTTTCCTAAAGAAGTCCATTTACTGCTTTGAGTTTCAATTTCTTTGTTTGCTTTGGAAAGTTCTGTTTCCATTTGTGAGAGAGCTTGTTTTGCTTTATTAAGTTTTATCTCAAGCGCTTGGGTAGCTTCACTATCTTTGCCTTTTGTTTGAGCACTTTTAGTGTAAGCTTCTTGCAATACACTTACTTTTTGCTTTTGGAGTTCCATTTGTTTAGAAAGACTTTCTGATTTTAATTTCAATCCGTCAAGACCTTTTGCATTTTCTCCAAGTGCTGCTGTGTTAGCTTTAAACTCACTATCTAAAACTCTAAGATTTCTATTAATACTACTTACTCCATTTTGAAAACCACTTGAATCTAATCCTATTTTGACTGCTAAACTTCCAAGTTCTTCTGCCACTCTCTCACCACCTCCCTATGATAAATTTCTTATAATATATTTAATACATTATTTAAATTCTGCTTATATTCTTTATTGGCTCTGTAAATCAAAATATCAAAATAATAAAATATATCCATTGCATCAATATCATTTAAAGTCCATCCTTGCTCTAGAAGCCTTGAATAAATTTCTTTAATAAAATCAAGCGGAGATAGCTTTTCTTGTGCTTCTCCGCTTACTTGTTTGGGAACTCATTTAATTTATTGCCCATAGTTCCTACTATGCCATTTATGCTATTATTTAAAGTTTCTATAAGTTTATCTGCATCAAGACCATCATAAAAATCATCTCTGCTGAATTTATTACCATAAAGATCTACTACAAAATCAACCAAACCATCTAGATCCTTAGTTCTTAAATTATTAAAATCTATATTTTCATTTATCTCAATAGCCTTTCTAAGCATTCTTGTTTTAACTTTAGGCATAACATAAGTCTTATTATTTAGTGATATTTCCAACTTTTATTCCCCCCAATCATATTAAAATTTGTAACTAAACTGCTGGAGCATACACGTTTGTAAACCAAGTAGATCCACCAGTAAAGCCGCTATCTTCATCCGCAGTATACTTCCATTTACCATCTGCTCTTGTAAGGAAAGTACCTTTAAGTTTTGGTGTTTGAAATTTTGTTTTATCTTCCTGTGTTGAATGTTCCTCTTCTGGTTCACTGAATTTACCTTTAAGAAGCCAAACATATCTATACTTTCCATTGCCTTTTTTCACCTTAAAGCCTATGGCTATATAAGGTGCCATATCATCAGCTTCATAACTCATAACTTTACTTGTTGAATCCAATTTATGTCCAAGAAGTGCTGCTTGAACTTCTAATGGTAAATCTTGAGTTTCAATTTCTACATCTACTTCACCTAAATTTGATACTGTCTCCACTGCTCTATTATCAGCATACAATGTCTCTGAATTGCTCTTTGGATTTATTTTTACATTTATTGCTGGTGAAACTAATGCTGGTGTACCATAAGTTGGGGTTTGTTCATCTGTTAAAATTGCATACACTAAATTCTCTACTCCCACTGGAGCACTACTAATTATTCCTGACATAAACTATTTCCTCCATTCCATTTGTATAAAAAATCTCATTGCTTTGTGATATATTTTAGTATCTTCCTCAAATAAATCAGCTGCAAAAGTTCTTATAAACCCTGCAGCTCTCATCTGATCTTTTACCTTTTCTACAAGTTCTATATAGTCATTTTTCCCCCATACATCCACTTGAATATAATAACCAGTAACTTTTTCTTCATTATCAGCATACTGCTCTCCTTGTTCTAGATAGTTAAAAAAAGTTATATACGTACTTTCCTTACCGCTATATTTTTGAAATGACACAGGAACTTTAAGAGATTTCAAAGCTTCCGTTACTAATTTATTTATCACTTCAAACCCTCCTTTAAAGTTTTAGCTATAGTTTGCTGTATATTATCCTTATTTTTCTCGTAAGCTGGTTGCAAAAATGGTCTTGCAGATATTTTAGAAGTTCCAAATTCTAAGAACTTACCATAAAATATCTTTGAATTATCACTTTTATCCACACCTACAAGAACGTATTTCATTCCTTCTTTATTTTTTATATTGCTTATCTTAAGACCTTTTCTAAGTCTGCCACTTCTATCATTAAATGCATTTGTCACTTTTGCATCTTCAAGTACAGGCTCTGCTGCATTTTTTAATGCTTTGTTTTCTAATCTGCTAATGTTTGTACCAATTTGCTGAAGTTTATTTAATATCTCATCAACTCCTGTAAGTTCAATATCAGCCACTGCTCTCCACCTCCAATGCTTTTATTTCAATGTACTTATTTGAATATTTCACATTATCAATTGAAGTTATATTGTATTGTTTATCCTTAAATAAAATTCTTATTGATGTATCTATGTCTTCAATATACCTTATTAAAAACTTTACTGTTTTCTCTGCTTGAATTGCCGCAGCTTGATAATATTCTCTACCAGATAAATTAGAAACTGATGCCCACACTGTTTTATAATCTTGCCATGCCTCCTCTTCAAATCCATTTTCATTTACTACTGTTGTAAATTTTTGAAACGTTATTCTATGTCTTAAATCTCCTATAGCCACCACATCACCAACTTTCCCTTCGATAAGAAAACAAAAGCCTTGTCATAGTTTCAATAACCGATTTCACATCAAGGGTTTCACGCTGTTCATACATATTAGAGACTCCATAAATAACTGCTTGCTTAACTGTTTCTGGCACTATAGTAAATTCTGATAAAGAATATCTTAAAATTCCTTCACATATATCTTCTGCACTAACTATAAATTGGGTGATGAGTGTATTTTCTTCATCACCATCAACTCTTAAAAATAATTTAGCCTCCTCCAATGAAATTATCACACACTCACCTCCGGAATTTTATACTAAACTTTCATTTGTAAAACTTTAATAGCTTCAGGAAGTATTAGCTTACCATCAACTCTTTGTGTTGCCTTAAACCCTACTTGTCCTGTTGCTGCATAAAGTTCATTTAATCTTTGGAATGATCTACCTTGTCTATCAGCTACCCAATAATAACTAAAATCACCAAATGCAATTGTCTTAGCTGCTGATCCTAATGCTGGTATATATGCTGATGTCCTTACTGGTCTATTTAAAATTGTGTCAGGTGTTCCAGCTGTTAGTGATGGCTGCCAAATATATTGGCCATTTCCATCCTTAAGTTTTCTAATAGCTTTTACTGTTGAATCATTCATAGTAAATATAGCATTTTTTCTATATGGTGATTTTAATGAATAAAATAGATCCATAATTTCATCAAGAGTTATGGCTGTAACTCCTGCTGCTGTAACTCCAAGCTCTGCTCCACCTGTTGCATTAAATACTCCTGTAGGCTTTCCTATTCCATCACCTATAAAGAAAGCTTCCTCTTCTTTTGCACCAATTCTTCTGGCAAATTCTTTTGCTATATAACTCTCCAAATTAAAAATACTATCATTAAGAAGTTCCTCAGAAACCTTAATCATAGTAGCTAATTTATATGCTCCAATTGATACTTGTCCAAATGAATCATCTGACTCTGGTATAACACCCTCTTCATCAACCCATGATGCTGTTCCCTTAGTTGCAACAACTGGTATTTTTTTATCTCCTGAAGATGTAGTGACTATATTGGCAAGTTGTCTAAATATATTTTGCTCTTCTAGACTTTCAATAAGTGTTTTTTCAAACTCATCTGGTGCAAGAAATCCTCCTTCACTATCAGTGCCAATTTGCAAAGCATTTTGAACTTCAAAACTATTTTTGTTTCTCATAGTCTTCCAAAATGCACTTTTATATTCATTTGATGCTCTACCTGTTTTTTCTTCTCCAATATTTCCATTAGGGTTATTTCTAATTATGCTTGAAGTTGGCTTTGAAAGCTCTAAATCAAGTACTGCCTGCCTCTCTAATCTATCAATTTCCTTCCCTAAATTCACAACATCAGCTTCCATCTTTTCATAAGTTGAAGTATCCTCAGCTGATAATAATCCATTATCATTTCTTTTACTATCTAAGAAAGCCTTTGTACTATCCCATAGTTTTGCTCTTTTTTCTCTAAGTTCTAATATTTTACTCATATACATTCCTCCAATTTATTATTTTATAAGATTAAGTCTGGTTAATAATTGCTCATGAGGTATTCCTTTTTCCTCTGCTTTAGGCTGTGTTTGTTTTTGCTTTGGTATTTTTCTCATTAGTGCATTGGTTACTGTTACTTTATCAAAAATAAAACCTTCTGTAGTTTCTTCTTGATTATCCTCATACAAAACTTTATCAGCAAACCCAAGCTCTACAGCTTTTTGAGCACTAAACCAAGTTTCTGCATCCATCATTTTTGATATCTTATTTCTTGGAAGTCCAGTTTTTTGCTCATAGGCATTAACTATACTTTCTTTAACTTCTGAAAGCATATCGATTCCACTTTGTAAATCTGAAGCTTCTCCAAAAATAACTGTAGCTGGATTATGAATCATCATCATTGCAACTGGAGACATTAATATTTGGTTCCCTGCCATAGCAATAACTGAAGCTGCACTGGCTGCTATTCCATCAATCTTCACTGTTACTTTACCTTTATATTCTTTTAACATGTTGTAAATCTGACTTGCAGCAAATACATCTCCACCTGGAGAATTAAGCCACACTATAACATCCCCTTCTGAAGCATTAAGTTCTGCCTTAAACTGCTTTGGAGAAATTTCATCATCAAACCAACTGTCCTGTGCAATGTATCCATCAAAATATAATGTTCTACCCGCTTCATTCTTTACCCAGTTCCAAAACTTCATTATCTTTCCTCCAATCCTATAGTATTTTTATTTGCAAATGCACCTGCATCCGCAAGTTTTGTCATGTTTCCATTGATTAAATATAAATCTCCTCCAAGCTCTTCTGGTATTTTATTAAGATTTTCAAGTTCTCGAATATCATTACTTGATAACCAACCATTCTGTCTTCCAATCGAATAACCATTCATTCTACTTTGATAATCACCTCTTAGTAATCCATCTACATTGAACTTAATGAAATAATCCTTCTTTTCACCAGGTAATAATAAAGCTTTTTTCATTGCTTGCTCCCATCTAATTACCCAAGGATCTAAAGTGTACTTAACAAATTCAAGACTCTGCTGCTCTATATTAGAAAAACTTGATTTATCTAAATCTCCAACCATATGTGGAGGTATGCGAAAAAGACGAGCAATTTCATTAATCTGAAATTTTCTCGTCTCTAAAAACTGTGCTTGTTCCGGTGGTATTCCTATACTTTGAAATTTCATGCCTTCTTCAAGAACTGCAACTTTATGTGCATTTCCTGTGCCTTGATATACTGAATTCCAGCTATCTCTAACTCTTGCAGGATCTTTAACTACTCCTGGATGTTCTAATACTCCACCTGGATTAGCTCCATTTGCAAAAAAACTAGCTCCATATTCTTCACAGGCAATGGACATTCCAACCGCATTCTTAGCCATAGCTATTGGTGAATACCCAACTAATCCATCAAATCCTAGACCTGGAATATGAAGTACCTCATAATTTTGCAGATATACTTGACCATACCCCTCTATATTAGGATTTTCATCTGAATATCTTGAGTAAATATAGTAGATTTCTCCATTACTTGCTCTATTAACACTCATTTTATTAGGTAACAAAGGATATAAACCTATAATATTTCCTCTTCCATCTCTAATTATCTGTGCATATGCATTTCCCCATAATAAAAGATGACTCATAAGTGTTTCCCTAAACACAAATGAAGTCATCTCTGGATTTGGTTCATCAGCAAGAAGATTATATAATTGATGTTCCATGGCTTTTTCTTTACCTGTTTCAGTGTATTTATAAGTATGCAGTGGAAGTGACGCTATTGTTTCAGCAAGTATTCTAACACAAGCATAAACTGCTGTAGTTTGCATTGCGGTTCTTTCGTTTACTGTTTTTCCACTTGTAGTACTTCCAAAGAAGAAACTATAAGTATTTCCCCATAAACTATTTTTAGGTCCTGCTCTAGATTCTTTTAGCTTTGATATTATTGGTATTTTCATTATGTTTACCTCCTAAAAATGGGTATGAAAAAAGCACCTCAATTGAGATGCTTAAATTTTATTGCTTAATGTTCATCTTCTATATATCTTGAATCAAGTAAAAACCCTAATAGACCTTCAACATGACCTCTTTCTCTTGAATCTTCAATATTAATATATTGAAAATAGCAATTATTTTTAATCCACTGTTTCGCATCATCATAAGTATTAATATTAGGATAATTTATTTCATCTTCAACAATATATTTCTTAAGCCTAGCTGTAGATTTATTACCTTGCAAATGATTAGTATATAATCTGCGTCTTAATTTTTTTGTTCTACCTACATAAAGTGTTTCTAATGTATTTTTATCAACAATGGCATAGACAACCGCTAAATCTTCCTCTAATTTAGATGGTACTAAGTCTTCAAAATAATATTTTTCATTAGATATAATATCTTCAACTAATCCACTTGCCTCTTCTATTTTTACTCTGTAATTCATAATATCCACCTATTTTCTTATCCAGCTATCATTGAATTTATCCCTAAACTCTTCCATAACATCCTCAAAACGTTTTACGCCTTCAGCTTTCATGTGTTTAGAAAATGTAATTGCATTTTCAGTTGCTAGAGCAGACCAAAAATACTGAACCATTTTTTCTGCACTTAATCTATTCATTCTTGCAATCGTTAGATTTACACCACTTTTTATTTTTGAAGAAACTGTTGTAGAATTTAATATTGGATCAAAAACTTTATTATGAAGATATTGCATGAGTTCTTGTTCTTTTGTCATATTCATATCCCCTTTATTTATTAATTGTTTTTTAACTTTATTAGTTCTGTAGCTGCTTTAAGTCTACGTTCTGGATCTTCCGATTTTAATTCCTGTTCCAATATCGTTAAAGCATCTCGAAACAAGCTATCTAGTTTTTCTGAATCTTCTTTATTTACTGATGGCTGTTTACCTAGAATCTTTTCCAACACTGATTCCTCAATCAATTCTGGATATTGACATATAGTATTTCGGTTGCTTACAAGCCTTTGAATGCTACTTTCAAGATTAGTAAATAGAACTTTATTAAGCCATTCCACACTTCTTCTATGGCACGCTCCATCTTTATCGTTGTCATACTGTTGTTCATATGTGTAATCTCCTACTATGCCAATATAAACCAAGTTTTTTTCAGTGATTAATACCACATCTCCTGTTTTCATAGTATTTACAAATGTATTTACCTGTCCAAGCGCATTTCCAAGTCTATGACCAGTATAACCATATGTTTGTTCCAATTTATCACGTATCTTGTCCTTGTTCATTTGTTCTAAATTTCCTATCCCAGGCCACCCAATGCATACGAACTTCTCATCAATAAATTCTCTAATTCTTTCAATTCCATGTGGCTTTGTTTTCATTTGAAAAATATTCATTTTTTCTCCCCCTTATTTAATCATTATGATTCGTTACGATTCCTTACGTTTAATATATCATACCCATAATTATCCTGTCAACTTTTTTCGTAACGATTCCTCACGATTTAATATTACTCAAATAAAAGTTATCTTATCACCACTATGTTTCTGCCTATAATATTAAAATACCTCTCTCATCATAAATGCTACCACAACCACCTTGATTTCTTATAGCTCTATCCAATGCCATTATCAAAGCAACAGCTCCATCAATTTTCTCTGTACTTTTCTCTTTATCAGGCTTAATATTTCCAGCTGGATCTTGTTTAATAAAAATATTATCCATCATCCATCTAAGCACGGGATTACCTCCATGTGCTATTTTCTTTTCAAGAGTTAACTTCATTAATTCTTTAGATGGTGGTGACATATCTTTATATCCTTGTCCAAAAGGAACTACTGTAAAGCCCATACCTTCAAGATTTTGTATCATTTGTACAGCTCCCCACCTGTCAAATGCTATTTCTTTAACATGATATTTTGTACCTAGTTCTTCAATAAAAGTTTCTATAAATCCATAGTGAACAACATTTCCTTCAGTAGTTTTTATAAAACCTTGTTTCTCCCACACATCATATGGCACATGATCTCTTCTCACTCTAAGCTTTAGATTATCTTCTGGTATCCAAAAATAAGGAAGTACTATATATCTTTCATCTGATGTTCTTGGAGGAAAAACTAAAACAAAAGCAGTGATATCTGTAGTACTTGAAAGATCAAGTCCTCCATAACATTCTCTGCCTCTTAATAAATCTATATCTATATTAAAATCACATTCGTCCCATTTATCCATCTGCATCCAACGAGTAGATTGCTTTACCCATTGATTTAATCTTAGCTGTCTGAATATATTTTCTTCAGCTGGATTTTCTCTTGCACTATTATAAGCATTTCTAACCTTTTCTATATCAATGGTATGCCCTAATGATGGATTTGCCTTATACCAATTTACTTCTGATCCCCAATCATCTTTATCATCTATTCCATAAATAACAGGATAAAATGTTGGATCTTTTTTTCTACCTTCAAGTATATCTAAGGCCTTTTGGTGCTGCTCAAAGCATATAGAATTTCTATCTGTACCTGCTGTAGTTATTAGAAAAAATAATGGCTGTAATCTTGCATCACCTGAACCTTTAGTCATTACATCAAATAGCTCTCTGCTTGGTGTTGAATGCAACTCATCATAGATAATCGAATGAACGTTTAATCCATGCTTTGTGTATGCTTCTGCAGATAATACTTGATAATAGCTATTTGTTGGTTTATACACTAATCTTTTTGTTGAAAGAATTGGTTTAATACGTTTCTTTAAAGCTGGACATTGATCAACCATGTTGACAGCTACATCAAATACAATCGATGCTTGTTGTCTATCTGAAGCACAGCCATAAACTTCTGCGCCCCATTCATTATCACCACATGTCATAAGTAATGCTACTGCTGCTGCAAGTTCACTCTTTCCATTTTTCTTTGGGATTTCTATATAGGCTGTATTGTACTGCCTATATCCATTTTCTTTTACATTTCCAAATATATCTTTAATAATTTTCTCCTGCCAAGGAAGTAAATCAAAGGGCATACCTCTCCACTGACCTTTTGTATGCTTTAAGCAATTTATAAAATTAACAGCTCTCTTTGCTTTTGCTTCATCATACATTATTTCATCTCTCCCCTTAGCATCATTTCCATAGGATCATATACTTCATTTGAACCTTTATCTGCAACAATCCTGCTTCTTGAAGATGGTGTAAGACCAAACTGTTCACAGAATTTAACCATAATTTTAAGATAAGTTTGTGCAATTGATACCTGTGGCACCTGTTGCCAATAACCACTTGGTGTTTTTACAATTGTTCCATGCTTTGATATAAATTCTTCTGCTTCCTTCCAACGTGCATAAGCTTCACAATATCCTGCGAATGCTGCCATATCAACTTCTGTTAATACTCCAAGTTCTTCAAGTTGTTTTGCTACTCTTCTCCATTCTTTTTTAGCTTCTGTATCAAGCCATACTGGACATTTTGGTGCTTTCTTCTTAGGCTTTGGTTCTAATTCATTAAGTTGTCTTTTTCCTGGATTTCCTTCAAGTTCTTTTACTGCTGTTGGCTTTGGCTTTCTTCCTCTTTGTGCCATAGGTTTCACCTCCAATCTTTAAAATTTATTATAAGAAAAGAGCCTACTTTTTTAGTAAGCTCTTAATTTTCTTTACTATCTTAGTTGAGATAAACATTCTGAATATGCAATTTCCAGAGGTTTCAAATCAATTGCATTATCAGAGTAACCTCTTGCTATTACATTAAAATAATATTCTGTAGGTGCTGCTACCAGATTTGTATATTCCTTAGTCATAACATAAACCATAGCTGTTTTAGATTCATCACCTACTGTAACTTCAATATCTTTCTTTATATAAAAATTAGGATATCCCTCATACAAATCAAGTGCTCTTTCACACTCCTCAGTTGTTTCCCATAAAACAATAGGTACTGATTTATCATTGCAAGGCTCTATATTTGCAACACCTTTATATCGTCCTCTAAATGTTAACTTGTAATCTTTAAGAATTCCTGTTCCTACAACTTTAGCTTTAGGACATCTATGACTCATCTGCTCTAAGTTCATATTTGAACCATATGCAACATATAATTTTACTTTCTTATCCACTTTTTCATTTCTCCTTCTTGTAGTTTTCCACAGGGAAGTCTACTCCCCTGTGAATTAATATTTTAGTTTCAAGCAATTCTTGGTGTTCTCCAAGCTGAATTTCCATCAAGTGCTTTCATTAAGTGTTGTCTGCAATTTTTGAACTCATCTCCTATAAGTCCAAGTCTAAGAAGCCAACATCTAAATGTATATTTTTCATTATCTGTATGAGTGCGTTTTGCACTTGCACTCTTTTGGTTTAATGCTTGATGGCTTATTGCTAAGCAGAAAACTATGTAACTTCTAATTTTACCTGCGTGCAAGGTTCCATTGAAAAGTCTAAATTCAATAGTTCCTTTTGTAAAAGTACTGTGTAAATTAAGCCCATGATATCTGCTTGTATGGTAATGGCGTTCTCTATTTTCAACACCATAATCGCTGTACCAAATATCTGCAAGTTGCTTTAATGTTTTTGGCTTTTTCTTACTTATAGTTTCAATCAAATTCTCATTAACTTTTTGACAATACCTAACCCTTGCTGGATCTATCTCAAGACTTTTGTAAATCAAATCTTCTTTTGAAGCCATAAGGTTAACTAAGTTCTTCAAAGTATTTGGAGTATGTTCTTTTGCTCCTATATGAATGTGAATTCCGCATTGTAGCCTGCTCTCACTAACTGCTCCTGAGTGTCTAAGCTGTCTGATAAGTTCTTGCAATGTTTTAATATCCTCATCATACTTTAAAATTGGTGTAACCAATTCAACACTGTAGCTTCTGTCGGCTGAGACAAGTTTTCCTTTTTGATTTTTCATTGTGTGAATACTCGCATCACTCATTATTTGCCAAACCTTATTGTTTGGTGTTATTACTTTGTAGGTATCGTAGCTATCAAAGGTTCTTTCACTCCTTCCATTTAAAACCTTAGAAACAACCTCTGCAGCTTTTTCTCTAGTAATACCTGTCATTTCAATTTCTACACCCATTGTTTGATTTTTCATTTTTGTTTGTGCTCCTTTCAAAGTGTGTTTATTACCTTTTGGTAGTGTACATATTACCTCTGTCAGAGCCACTTATCCAGTTATATCTGCTGAAAAAACACAGGATTTTAATGACAATATTCCTCTCGTAATCTCATTAGAAAAATCACTTTTATAGTTACTTCTCATGTTCCTTTTCAAGTTCTCTATACCTTGTTTTCTGCCCATCTCTTAAAAGAAATACATCTTTATCAGAATTAACCTGTTCAATATATCTTTTAACGATAACATCAGCATACTTTTCATCAAGTTCTATGGTATGGCAAATTCTATCTGTCTGCTCACAAGCAATTAACGTTGAACCGCTGCCACCAAAAGGATCTAGCACAATAGAATTTGTTAAACTTGAATTTATTATTGGGTAAGCTACTAAAGCTATTGGCTTCATTGTTGGATGGTACTTTGATTTTGTAGGTCTATCAAAATTCCAAGTAGTTCTTTGTTTTCTATCTGCATAAAATTTATGTCCAGCAGTAGGCTTCCAACCTACAAGTACTGGTTCATGATTATATTGATAATCACATCTACCTAGCACTGGTGAGTTCTTTACCCAAATACAAGTTTGATGGCAGAAGAATCCTGCATCTTTAAAGGCTACTCTAAAATTAACTGTTTCCCTATCTGCATGGAATACATAAATTGAACCACCATCTGCAAGACTTTCATACATACATTTGTAGGCATTAAGCAGAAACTCATAGAATTTTTTATCATCCATATTATCATTTTGAATTGTACCAGCAATACTTTCATATGAAACATTATAGGGTGGGTCAGTTACAACTAAATTTGCCTTCTTGCCATCCATTAATTTTTCATAAGTTTCAAGTTTTGTACTGTCACTACAGATTAATCTATGTCTTCCCAATAACCAAATATCACCTTGTTTTGTAATTGGTATTTCTGGTGGAGCTTCATCAAAACCATCTTCTTTAACACCTTTAGGATGAAGTTCATTAAATAATTCATCAATTTCTGGTGGGTCAAATCCTGTAAATGATGTATCGTAATCTAAAGATTGTAAATCCTTAATTAAATCAACAAGTAATTCTTTATTCCATTCACCACTAATTTTATTTAGAGCAATATTTAATGCTTTTTCTTTAGTCTTATCAACATCAATAATTACACAGTCTATTTCAGTAAATCCTAAAGTTTTTAGTACAGATATTCTTTGATGACCTCCAATTACGGTCATATCTTTATTCACAATAACAGGGTCTACATATCCAAATTCATTTATGCTATTTTTTATTTTTTCAAATTCACTGTCTCCAGGCTTTAATTTCTTTCTTGGATTATACTCAGCCGGTATTAATTCATTTATTTTTAACTTCTTAAACTCCATCTTCTTCCCTCCAGAACCTATCTTTTATATAACAATTGTGGCTACAATATTTACGTTTCTTATTTCCATAAGCAGTAAACTTTTTACCACAGTAAGGACATGTAAATTTATAAGTAGCAGCTTCACTTTTATTTCTTTCACCTTGATTTTCATTCCACCACTTTCTTCTGCACTCATCACTACAAAATCTTCTTATCCTGCCCTTTATTTTTTGTTTTATAGGCTTTTCACAACAGGCACACAACAAATTTCTTTTTTTCTTTTCTTCAAAGTTAAGAGCAACAACACATGAACTTCCATCAAGATTATTACGCTTGCAAAATCCTCTAACACTATCTCTTGATAATCCTAAAAGATTTGCAATTCCTTTATATCCCATGCCTTTTAATCTTAATTCTCTTATTTTTTCTTTTTGGTCAACAGTCATATGAATTGCTCCTTTCTCTCAACTTTTTGGCAATAAAAAAATAACCACAAACACTTGTAGCTACTTGCTTTAAACTTTCTATTTTGCGATTTTCTAGTACCCCCCTTGCTTAATTCTGCGAAAATTCACGCGAGAGGGGGCGGCGGTCCTTAGCATGTCCTCTTTAGAGATTTGATACCCCCTACCATCTAAAAAATCATCTTTTCTACTTTTAAAAATTATATTTATATTCTTCATATCTATCTTCAGTCATTGTCTTTACATCATGACAACTCTTACAAAGTGATTGCCAATTACTTTCATCCCAAAACAAATTTTTATCTCCTCGGTGTGGTTTGATATGATCAACAACAGTTGCCTTCGTTAGTCTACCTTCCTCATTGCATTTAACACACAAAGGATTAGCTTTTAAAAATTTATTTCTAGCTGTTCTCCATCTGCTATCATAACCACGCCTACTTGCATTTGCTCTATCTCTCACATGAAATCCTTTGTGTTCATCACAGTATTTTCCTTCGGTAAGTTTAGGACAACCTGAATGCTTACAAGGTTTTAATGGTTTATTTGGCATATAACTCAACTCCATTGTATTAAAAAAGCCACTACAATTTTTACTGTAATGACTTCTTAACTATCTTCATTTTCTCTATTATAATAATATCAATTTTTCATACTCTCATTCAATCACATTTACTCTCATCTTTGGGAATAACAATTCCTTTTAGTATCTTATCGTGGAGTCGAAAAATATGTTGAGAACTATATCCCATATCTACAGCAATTTGCTCCCAAGTTTTAAAACAAAGGTAACGAAGTTCTAAAAGAGTTTGTTGTTCTGGGTTGTTAATCTTTTTTATAATAGACATTATTTCTCGCTTTAAATCCACAAGTGTATCAATATCATGATTAATTTCCTTTTCTAAATCAATCATCTTTACTATAATACCCTCCATAGAATGCACATTACGAGTACCACTTGGAGGTGAATCACTTAATGTTGAAGTTGCTTTAGTAGATAAATCACGAAGTGAAACAATCTGTTCAAGTTTACTATTTATTCTCTGATCAATGCGATAGGCTTGTGCCAAATATTCTTTTGAAGTCATACTAAACACCACCTTTAAGCCAAGGCATTTTCCCGCCATAATACTTTTCTGCAATATGACTTTGACGTTCTTGGCTAAGATTTGTCAATCTTTCAAAAGACCTTTTTTTAGAAGCATCCACTTGTTCTTTATTCTGTGCAAAGGAACAAGATTCTCCTATACATTTATCCACAGTAAGTTTTTTACATCCATTGTTTTTAGTCTGGCCTATACAAAAATTATTTATTTTCATAATTTTAATCCCTCCAATACTTATATTTCAGTAGTCTTTATGTTCATACTTATTGCTAAAATTTCATTTAATTTAAACTCATCCTCGTCTCTAAGATGTCCAATTATATCTAAAATCTGTTCTTTTGATATTGTTATTACTTGCTCTGCTAAAATTGTGCTATCACATTTTAAACAACAATAATTTTTAGAAGATAATTCATGGTGTGTTGGAAGAGTCTTTTTTATTCTCCCTGTTATTGGTACAACTATTGTGGTTGTAGAATATTTATTTCCAATGTCATTTTGAATAACTACTCCTGGTCTTATTCCTTTTTGAACAGAACCTTGTAATTCCCCAAAGTCGACCATTATAATGCTATTTCTATAAATTTTCATTTCTAACACCTCCAACTCTCACTTTTACAGCTTCAATTAACGAAGCCTGTCCTACATCTTTTCTTTCAAGAGCTTTCATCACATCCTCATCAACTGTTCCTTTTGTTATAATGTGATGAATAACAACTGTATCTTTTTGTCCTTGTCTCCAAAGTCTTGCATTAGCTTGTTGGTAAAGTTCTAAACTCCAATTAAGTCCAAACCATATTGATGTTGATCCACCTGCTTGAAGATTTAATCCATGACCTGCTGAAGCTGGATGAACAATTGCTACTTTAATTTCTCCATTATTCCATTTTGTTATATCCTCAGAAGTATTAATTTCTTCTGCATTAAATCTTTTAACAATTCTATCTTTATCATGCTTGTATCCATAAAACACAAGTACAGGTTTTCCATTTGCTCCTTCAATTAGATCTTCTAAAACATCTAACTTTTTATCATGTATTACCTTAACTTTTCCATTTTCATCATAGACAGCTCCGTTCGCCATTTGAAGTAACTTATTTGAAAGAGCTGCTGCATTAACTGCATCTATATCTCCTTCATCAAAAGAAAGTAGCATCTCTGCTTCTAATTTTGTATAAAGTTTTTCTTCTTTGTCATCCATTTGAACTTCAACCTTGTTAAAAATACACTCTGGCATATCTAAATAATCAAGTGCTTTCATGCTAATGCAGATATCACTTATTTTTTTATATATTGAATCTTCTGCACCTTCTTTTGGTTTATAAGAAAATACAACTTCTCTGTTTCTTTTATCTGGTGTAAAGTATCTTTCTCTATATCCACCAATAAATCTTCCAAGTCTTTCTCCCATATCGAGTAAATTTATCTGACTCCATAAATCTATTAAGCTATTTGGTGCTGGAGTTCCTGTAAGTCCAACTATTCTTTTAACACTAGGTCTTACTTTTCTAAGTGCTTTAAACCTTTTTGACTGGTGAGACTTAAAAGAACTAAGTTCATCAATTACTACCATGTCAAAATCAAATTTATAATTTGCACATAACCACTCTACATTTTCACGATTTATAATATAAATATCAGCATTTCTACCCACTGCTGCTCTTCTTTCTTTTTCAGTTCCAAGGATCTTTGAAATCCTAAGTCCGTTTAAATGCTCCCACTTTTCACACTCTTTGCTCCAGGTATCTCTTGCTACTCTAAGTGGCGCAATTATAAGAACTTTTGAAACTTCGAAATAATCAAAGATTAAATCCCAAATAGCTGTTAAAGTTATAACGCTTTTGCCTAAACCCATATCCAGTAAAAGTGCAAACATAGGATTATTTATAATCTTTTCAGTGCAATAGTTTTGATATTCATGAATATCATCTCTTTTCAATTGCATCAAGTATACCTCCAATCTGTTCTTTGTTATCTATGCAATATACCTTAAAACCTAATGATTCCAATTGTCCTTTTCTCTTTATTTGAATAGGTCGCATTTTCTTTCCTGGTGCTTTAAGTTCAATAAAAGCAATTACTCCATGCGGCAACAAAACAATTCTATCTGGGACTCCTGTCATTCCAGGTGATACAAATTTTAAGGCTAACCCTCCATGATTTTTAACTTCTTTTACAAACAATTTCTCTAATGTACTCTCTCTCATACAGCCTCCTAAAAATTTTTATTGATTCGTCACATGCTTTTTTTGACATTAAGTAAACTTCTATTTCAATTTTGGATATAGACTCTTTTGGAAATTGAACATCATTTTTTATATCTGCTGCCAAATCTCCTTTTGGACTATCCTCCTCATAATATTTCTCTATACACCATTCATAAAATGACATTAAATCATTCCTCCTTTATGTTGCTCTAATTTCTCTCTCACGCGTGTATGGGCGAATACGTGTTATACCTGTATTTATCTATATATTTATATAAAATAATAATATATAGTAGTAATAAACAACCATAGCAACTAATCTTATTTAAAGCCTTACGCTATATGTCTTTGGGGTGTTTGCCAAACAGCTCGTTTTTCTGCTACTTTTATAGCAACTAGCAACTAAAATTTAGTTGCTAGTTTCCCCATGAGTTGCTTTTAAAAATCATCATTTGCAACTCTTATATATCCATTAACAACTCCATAAATTTTAAATTTCATTTTTCCTTCTGATTTGCCCCAACCATCAATTTTTGCCATAATAGTTGCGATATCATTTGCATCCTGTCTTTTAAAATTTCCTCTTTCTTTTCCAAAGCACTCACACCATATTTCCATATTACAAACACGCTGACGCTTATCTACACCAACGGCTTTACTTCCTTCAAATTCACAGTCATTTATGAAATTTCTCCTTTCATAAAGGCTCATTTTATCCCAGTTTATAGGTAATAAAACATCAAGATAATCCTGAACCATGCCAATTCTATCATCACCTTCCATTGCTTCACGTTGTTCTTTTTCCGCGATTAATGCAGTATCTTTATCAAGATATAAGGTTTCATCTGCTTCATAGTAAACTAAAATCTCCGCCCATATCTGCTGAACTTCTTCATTAGTTATATTCCACGATGCCTTTGCGCCATCTCCTGGAGTTTTAACTGGCCAAAAACGTCTATTGCCTGTTGTATCTCTTAAATATCCATTTTCTGCATTAGTTGTTCCAATAAATATACATTGCCTTGGATGTGGAGTAGCTCGTCTTCCAAAGCTAGCTCTATAAATATCATTCTGCCTTGATAAAAAACCTCTTAAAGTTTCAACTTCAGCTTTTTTCAGACCGGCAAGTTCTCCTATTTCCAAAATCCAATATCCTTGAAGCTTTTCTGCTGCGGTCTTATCCTTTGTTTCAGATAAATGCATGCTATCACTGAACCATTCTCCACTAAGCCTCGAAATTAACGTACTCTTTCCTTTTCCTTGTGGTCCGCATAAAACTAAAATTGTATCAAATTTACATCCTGGCTTCATAACTCTTGCTATAGCTGCACACAGTGTTTTTCTTGTTACTGCTCTAACATATGAATTATCATTGGCACCTAAGTAATCAACTAAAATGGTATCAGCCCTTTTGACTCCATCCCACTCTGGAAGTGCTGCCAAAAATTCTTTAATAGGATGATACGATCTATCATCTGCTACTTTTGATACTGCAATATCATAATTTCTAGCTGAAAAGTTTCCATAAGCTAAATCTATATATGAAATAAGCTGTGCATCATCTGCATCCCTCCAAAACTTTGATGGATGTTGCCATGGAACTTCACCTTTAATCTCCATACCATCACTAAGTTGATTGAATGCTATTGATTTTAATTTAGGATCATATTCTAAGATTGTAATTAAATTTTTTAGTGTATTAAGAACTTCTCCTTTTTTGCTAACTTCAAGCCTTGTCTGCCATTCCTCATCACCAGTAGTTGAGAAATCCTTTGAAGCTTCCTCCATCCGCTCCTTTGCTAGTTGCTTTTTAACATTTTCATCTGCTATACAAAACTCTTGCATTGCTTTAAATGATGGAAGTTTTGAAGGCAAGATATCTTCTTCTACTTTTCCATCTAACTCTCCAAATTTATGAATTCTCACTAAATCAAAAGCATTGCATAACTTACTGCAAGCAGGATCTGTAGCATGATGTGAAAATGTAAACTTATCATCATAAATAAGTACACCAGCAGTTGAATCAGCTTGAATATAATCATATCTGCCTTCAAGTGAACTTGGCTTATAAACATCATATAGAAATTTATCAATAGCATCTCTGATGGCATAAGTTCTACAAAACACTCCAATTAAACCGTCCTTTTCTAATGGGTCAGCTTGTTTAGTCATGCTGTGTTTTACTATACTTGTCTGCCTTGAAGAAACGGGCCATTTACTGCTATCATGCCAATCTTTATATCTTGAAAGTATCTTATCTGGATCTAAAAGAATACCATCTTGCTTTTCAAAAACAAAATCTCCATTACTTGAAGTTGATGGCCAATACATCAATCTTGTTGGTTCATAAGTAGTATCATCAAATTGTTCTATACCAATATCTGAAGCTACCATTCTACCTATAGCCATGTATTCATCTGCTGTAACATTTCTTGATAAAGGTATTATTAATCTAAGTCTTGGTTTTTCTGATGTGTGTTTATGAGTTGAATAAATGCAGCAAGTAAAATCATAAAATAAAGTAATTTGCTCCCAAAGTTCAGGTTCTGCATAATCCATATCAAGAGTTAACATTGTCCTATATTCAACATAACCATTCTTACGCTTACCATCTTTAAGCTTCCCTCCAACAAATCCTCCAACATCTTTTATTTCATCTTGTTTTCCCTTTGAAAGTTTTTTATATTCTTCTACAGTTTCAGCAGTTCTTATAGTTAATTTAACTTTCTCTACAAATTCATCCCAAGACACATTTATAGGTTTCCAATACTTCGAAGTTCTACTGTTTGCAACTGATATTATCACTTTTAATCACGCCTCCTGTTCCTGTATCTTTAAATATTAATTTATAATTCAAGCTCCCTTTTCATAAGCAACTTTTAACTCCATACATATTTTTTTAATCAATCTAGCAACATAAGATTGGCTTAAATTTAGTCTTTCTCCAATATCTTTTTGTTTTATTCCGAGTAGGTACAATCTAAAAACTTCACGTTTATTCGATGATAGCTTTTGAGATAAATTCAAAATTTCTTCTATGATAATTGAACTAATTACTTCATCCATAGTATCTTTTGATGCTGGAATTATATCTTGAAGTGTTAATGTATTTTGTTCATTATCATCACATATAACTGTTTCTATTGAAATTATCTGTGCCTGCTTATTTAGCTTACGATTTACCATTAATATTTCATTAATCATAATTTTGCTAAAAAAAGTAGCCCACTTGCTCTTATTAGGATTAAAAATCTTAATAGCTTTAACAAATGCTAAATCCCCACATTCCATAAGATCATCATATTTTAATTGAAGATTTAAGAATTTATTGCCTATATGAAACATAAGACGTTTGTTTCTTTTATACAAAGTATCTATATCTCCAGATATAAATAATTCTTCATTACTTACCATAGTTTATTCCCTCCATTAATCTTTTTTATAAAAGCTGCACTCATAACCATCTGCTTTAAGTGGTAATCCTTTAGCCCAAGCCACAGGCTCAGCCATTATATTACATACTTCTTCCACTGAACTTTTACCAATTGGCACTTCACAAATAACTTCATCGTGAACATGAGCTACTATAGAAAACCCAACTTTCTGTAATCTAAGCATAGCTTCTGCTAATATATCTCTTGCTATAGCTTGAATAATATTTTCTACAATTTTAGGTCCATATGTTTCAATTCTCTCCCACTTTTTTGTAGCACCTATGCCTTCATAGGTAAGCCCTTCTCTTCCAAATTTATTAATACTAAGCTTAGGCTTTACATACACAAGATTTCTGCCAGATGGTAATGTGACAAAGAGCATTCCACTTTTGTAAGTAAAGATAATATCGTGGATAGAGATTTTGCCTCTTTGCTTTACAGCATATATTGCAGCTTTATCTACTGCCCACCAGAGATTAACAATATGTGGATTTGCAGCTCTCCAGTTATCTATAAGTCCTCGAAGCTCATGCTCTTCAACTCCCATATCTAAAGCACCCATAGCTTTTAACGCTCCAACACCTCCACCATAGCCGCAAGCTAATTCGGAAATTTTTCCCTTCTGACGTAATGGGCTTCCTTTAGTAACATTTTCAATAGGTACATGAAACATCATAGATGCAGCAGCTTCATAAATCTTACCGTGAGATGAAAATACCTCAAGCCTCCATTTTTCACCTGCAATATGCGATATGACTCTGGCTTCTATGGCAGAAAAATCCGCCACGATAAAGCGATAATTCTCTTTTGGAATAAAAGCTGTTCTTATAAGTTCTGAAAGAACACTTGGTGTATTTCCAAATAAAAATTCTACATCTTCAAATCGGCTTTCCTTTATCAAATCTCTAGCAAGATCTAAATCTTTTAGATGATTTTGTGGTAAATTTTGAAATTGAACTAAACGCCCGCTCCATCTGCCAGTACGGTTTGCTCCATAAAACTGAAATAATCCATGCACTCTACCATCAGAGGATACCGCTCTTTCTACAGCTTCATATTTTTTAACACTTGTCTTTGCCATTAAAAGTCTGAGCTTTAGAGCCTCTTCCACTTCACCTTCTGTATCCTCCACAAGTTCGGATACAGCTTTTTTTGAAAGGCTTTCAACCTCAACTCCTCTCCCCTTAAGCCATGATTTTAACTGTGATACAGAGTTAGGGTTTTCAAGACCTGTTAGTTCATAAGCCTTTTCAGTAGCCGCAACAGTAAATTGATGATCACAAGATATTGCGGCATCTACCAATTTCATATCAACAAGTAATCCTCTGTCATTTATTCTCTGGTCTAATACATAAAATTCTTGTTCTTTATCTCGTATAGGATAAAATGCTAACTTTTCACGGATAGCAAGTTCTACCTCAACATCTCTCACATTATATTGTTTAAATTCCTCCCACTTTTCAGGTGCATCAGATGGAAGGTTTCTCATCCTACCTCCATTAGCAGCAGTTGGTTTACAAGGCATACAAAAATATCTTATAAGAGCCTTGCCCTCAGACATTTTCTGATTCTGAAGTTTTAATACTTTTCCCACACCATCTAAATTAAGAGGAAGTCCTAGCATTGCAGCTTGAACCTCAGAACATCTCCAAGATGATGGTTCAAGATAAATAGGTTTATTTAATAATTTTGATAAGTATTTCATTAAACACACACGCTCAAACTGAGCGTTGAAGGCTGTTTTCACAGTTTCATTACTTATTAAATCTTCAATTATAAACTCTGGTAATTCCTCTCCACTAGCAATGTCAATAACCTCTATAGGAGAGCTATCTATACTGTACCCAAATAGCAAAATATCAAAGTTTGGACTGTCAGCATATCGGTATACACCTGACCTTCCTATATCAATGTCAGAAAATGTTTCCAAATCTATTGATAAAGTCTTCATAACTTAACCGCCTCCTTTCGCAGGAGAGGAAGCCTTGAAGGCCCCACCTGCATAAAGTTATTTCTATTCCATAAAGTCATCATCATCTTCAATCTCAAAGTCATCCTCTGCCCTATTTCTACCACCAAGAGATTCTCCATCTTTCAGCTTTTGAACGTTACCGAGTCCAGCTGCAATTCCACGATTTCCATTAATATTAAATGCATAGAAATTTACACTAACCTTTCCATAGCATCCACTATACACTTCACTTCTCTCAATGATCGGTTGTACTTTAGCATCTACAATTTGTGGTGCATCCTTTGAATTAGCATTAATAAAATAACTATCTTTGTAGTTAGGATCATCAGGTCTATCAATATCACCATCTCTTAAGGGTGTTTTAAGATTTGTTGGAACTTTTCCTCCAAACTTTGCTATGCCTTCTTTCTTAGCTTCCTCAATTGCCTTTTGAGCAGCTGCTACAGTTTTCTTATCACTCTTAGGTATAATTATTGAAATACTATACTTAGGGTCGCTCCCATTTATGCTTTTTGGCTCCCACCCATTAAAGTAGCTAAATCTTCCTGCTATAATAACTTTTGCTGTTTTACTCATAATAAAATTCCTCCTAATATTTTCAATTTTTTATTCTTCTACTTGAAACTCTGCATTTACTAAAGTTATTGCCCGCCTTTTGTCTGAATCAGGCACCAAAGTTAAATTGCCTTTTGGTTTATCCACTAAGGCTCCAAGAATCTCATTGAACTTCTTTTTGCCCATTAATTTTTCCATCTCAGTAATGGAAACAAGACTGGTTTTGTAGATATCATTATATCCAGCTGCCTTAGCAGTTTGAGCTACTGCATCTTCATCTGTATACTTTCTTCTTGCTCTAGCTTCCACAATCTTATAGCCATCAAAGTTTTTGCCCTCGTTGATAGCAAGAGCTGTCGCATAAGTGTAAATATCACTAGCCCATTTGGAGAGTTCATTAGCAACACGCATAATTTCGGCTATCTCATCATTTGAAAGTAACGATGGGTCTGCAAACTCATATTTTAAAAGTTCTAAATTCTTAACTGTTCTGGCTCTACACTGATTCTTAGCCCTACAAAATCTACAGTGTTCTCCTGCGCAAAATTCTCCTTCTCCCTTTAATGCAAGTTCTGCTTTAGGCTTTAATTCCTCTTCTGCCCATTTAAGAAGGTCATGTACATTCATCTCATAGGTGGAAAAGTTATCTACCCTTGGCTGTACAATGGTCATAGTAACTTTTTCAATGTCATATAGCATATCAAAGAGAGATAATGCACTTAAAACATAAAGCATCATTTGTGGATTCTTTTCAGCAGATACAATTACATTTTTTCCATATTTGAAATCTATCACTTTAAGTTCTCCAGTTCCTACAACCACAAGATCTCCCCTTCCAAATCCACCTTTAACATAGTCATTGAAATCTAATTTCTGCTCTATTAAAATCTGGAGGTCATTACAGTTTTCCTTTGCCTTCTCTATAACACCTAAGCAGTACTCTACATAAATATCTGTCATTTCATCCATTTCATCTGAATCATACTTGCTAACAGGTTTCTTAGAGCACATTTTTAATGCTTTCTTTAACTTATGCTCGGCAAGTTCATGGGCTGCGGTACCTTCTTCAGCATAGGTACTAGTTTCATTAGGAAACTGCTGCTCTAACAAAAGTGAAGGTGTGCAAGCTAAAATTCTATGAGCTGCAGAAGGTGAAAATTTAGAATGCTCATTATAAGAACCACTCACTTTATTTCACCAACTTCCTTAAGCACCTCTGCATAATGTTTTTCATCTAAAGAAGTTAATTTTTTAACTCCGTATTTGAGAAGGATTGCCTTAACTTCTTCTCTATGTCCAGCCTTACTTTTCTCCGCCATAGCTGCTCTGACTTCTTCAAGAGTTGGTTGTCTATAATTCTTTGATTTCTCTGCTACAACTTCTTCTTTTTTTGCATTTGGCTCAGTTTGTTCTGTTTCTAATAATCCAGTTAAAGCTTCAAGGTTATCAGTAATGCCTTTTAAATTGACTATAATGCCTTGGATAATTTTAGTTTTATTCATGACTTAATTCTCCTTTTGATATTTTTTTGAAGTGGACTTACTAAATAAACTTTCTTCACGCCTATTTACCTCCTCTTCAATTCTCATAAGTCTTTGTGCCAACTTTTTAGCTACTACAGATATTGCTTGAAGAACTCCAACCAACTCCATAGACTTTTGATTCATCTCTTCTTTGCTCATTGTAATTACCTCCATTTCTCTTCACTCACTTCAGATTTGAAACTTTAAAGCGGGCGAAACTTTTTTTAAAATTTTTTCTGTCCTGCTTCTCACCTACTACAGATGTAAGATTGAAAGGTGGGCAAAAAAAACGTGGAAAATTTTCAAAAACTTCTCCACGATTGTATGTGCTATCTCTTATTAATAATGAGTGATTTTAGTTTCTTAAGAATTTTCTCCTTACGATAAGCTACTGTTTTTCTTGCTGTTCGGTACTTCTTTTCATACTCACGCTCACTTATATTTTCATAGAAGAGTCGTCCAATCATTTCCTTCTCAGATTCATCTAATATATCAAGTGCTTGTCCTAAAAGTTTCAACATCTCTGTCTTTTCAATGGCATCAGCAAGTTCTTCAGCAAAATCAGGAGTAACCCCAATGTGATGCTCTCCACCACCAGTAACAATAGATTCAAGTGAAGCAACCTTAATATGTTCTACCTTATCTAAATCTGATTTGGTACTATTCTTATCTCTGATTACAGAACGCTCTCTTTTATACTGTGCTTCCTCATTCCATACTGAATGCTTGTACTCTCTAAAGATTTCTTCTGAAACCTCATACTCTTTTCCATCTGCTCCAGTTAAATAATATTTTTCATGCTTAGTTTCCTTTTTCAT